ATTACAGTAACCGGAGAACACTTTTTAACCAATGGAGTTAAAATTGGTGATACTGTTGTTCCCTTGACAGTTAATGGTCATGCCGTAGATCCAACACATTATTTACTTAAAAATGGAGCTGCTGCATTAGACTACGATACTCTCCAAGTATGTGAAGTTTTAGGAGAGGATAGCTTTAAGATGGAAGCATACAAGAATGGAACTGCTATTCCCCTTGTAGAAGCTACCCATCTTAATCTAGCCCCTACTCAATCATTTACTTTTGATATTGTTCATACTAATACAAAGGATGAACAAGTTGAAGAGGTTTGTGCTATTGCTCGTGGATATAATAATAAGCGAGTAGTATTAGTTTGGCCTCCCAAAGCAGAATATATTGTTGATGGACAGGTAGTAACTGTTGATGGATCAGCTTTAGCTGCTAGTTTAGCTGCTGCTAAGTCAATCTATGCTCCCCAACAATCAATGACCAATGTACCTTTTACTGGTCCTAATAAACTCTACTATTCTAACAACTACTTTACTCCTGCTCAATTAAATAAATTAAGTGATGCTGGAGTATTAGTTTTAGTACAGGATGCCCCTGGTGCTGGCGTTTATGCAAGACACCAAAAGACTACAAGTAATGTCTCAATTCAAGAAGAAGAAATGAGCATTACAAATGCTATTGATAAGTTCTCGATTGATATGGCATCTATCGCTAAACCTTTCCTTGGTAAGTACAATATTACTCAGGATTTACTTACTCAATTGCATGATGTATATAGCACCTACTTATTTAATGCAAAATCAAATAAAGCACCTTATTGTGGAAGTTTAATTGTTGATTTCTCAAATCTTGCTCTCAGGGCTAATTTAGAAGGATTAAATACCGATCTACCCCCTGGAAAATTAGAAATTGCTTTGACTATTGAAGTTGGATATCCAGCTAACTATATTAACATTAAAATTTACGTTCAATAAAGGGTGATTAATTATGGCAAACCAACTTTCAATCAAACAATTACTTGGCGCAGATGGTGATGGCTCAAGCGATTGGCAATGGAGAGAAAATTTCGTCCAATTAGACGAAAACATGGCTACTCCTGGCTTATTTATCGCTTCTGAATCTACGCTAATCGCTTTTGGTCCTGCTAAGGCTACTGCTGCCTTTGATGTAGTGAAAGTTGGTTTAACTCCCAACATTTCTATTAGTCAGCAGATTCCTCAACAGCGTTTACCTGAGATTGGCTCAGTTAGAGTCCATATCTTAAATGGTGTGCCTGTAGGTGGTGGTAATATGTCGCGCCTAGTATATAATGGCCCATCACTTATGAGATATGCTTATGGTAATCTCTATGATGATAATGGAGATCCTACTGCTTTAGCCTTACAAGGTATGGCGACTGGTAGTGGAGCAGCGCAGGACTTTACCACGAATCTCTTTAAGAGAATTATGTTAAAGCCTGATAAGATTATGCAAGCAAATAAAGATACCCAGCTTTGGTTGTCTGCTTGGGATACAAGATTAAAAATGCCTTTCGGTATTTGCATGTATTTCCAAGATATTGCTGGTAATGCTGTTGGTGGCGTTTATGCAGAAGGCACTAAGATTAATTCTCATAATATGAATCAATCTGCCGGGCAGTTAATCATGGTTGAAGGTATCTCATTTGCATTTGATCGTTTAATTCCTGTCAAGGGTATTGGCGCTTCTTCATAATAATATTAATAATAAAGATAAATGATTAAGTCCCCTTTTGGGGACTTTTTCATTTATAAATTTAATATATATTTTGCATGACCGCAATCCCAAATCCTTATATATCCATTTAATAACATATTTGCTATTTCTGTTTTATTTGGATCAAATCTATCTCCTAATAGTTTTGAAAGATTTTGTTTCATTGCATTTCTGCGAGGAATTAAAATATCATTTTTACACCACCAATAATTAGGATCTGTTATTTTTTCTAATTGAAATCCATTTTTAGAGTAAATATTATTTTCTATATCAGACCAACATAAATCAGCGTAAGAAATAATTTGTTTCAAATATGGATGATATTTTTTTACATGATTTAATATTTTTTGCATAGATCCATAACATCTAATTGATGTTGCAAATCTATTAAATTCTACTATTTCATCATCACGTTCACGAAAATTTCCTTTACGCTTATTTGTAAATGTGGCTACCCCAACTAATAAATTTAATTTATCATATAATCCATAAGAAAATAATGGATTTTCTCCCGCTCCCATTATATGATTATTATTTAAATATATACTAGCAAATTTCCAGGGGATAGACTTGACAGTGTATTGGTTAGACCTTAAAAATAATTTATTTTGTTTTAATATATTTAATAATTTAGACTTACAAAGTTCTTTTTTATGAATCCAATATGGACTAAATATATGAATTAATTTAATATTAGATTCATTAGCTATCTTAGTTTTATTCAAATGATACTTGTCATCAATTCTAATACCAGTATCAGGACTATGATAATAACTTCCATTATATTCAATTCCTAAATTTAATTCAGGAATAAATATATCTATCTCTTGTCCGTTAGAAAGTTTATATCCAACTACTATTTTATAATATTGTTTAACAAAATTTTCTAAATCTATCTGTTGTGATGAAGTAGTTCTTCCAGTCAATCTATCGCATTCAGGACAGCTATTTGTATTCCATTTTCTTTTGGCTCTTATTATATTTCCAAAATAACTTTCCCACTCATAATTACAATTTAAACAAACCACCCTGGAAATAGCTGTAGTTATTCTATTTAATACTTTAATATCTAATATATCATTTTCTAATAATTGTTTTTCTTGATTTTCTATACTATTATTTATTAATTCATATTTGCATTGAATACATGGATATTGATTTCTATCTAATTTACCGATTAAATTAAATGGTTGATCATCAAATTCGATATTACATTTTTTACATTTAAAATGTTTTATATTATATTTATTTGTTTTAGATATTTCAAAATATTCATTTAATTTTTCTAATTTTTCTTGTATTTGAGGCTTAATATTACTTTTTGATATTTTTTTATTTGAACAAATTCTACAACCACCTTTTTGGTTATTAACTAATCTTTTTAAATCATCTGATCTTAAATTCCAAATATTATTACAAGTTAAGCATTTAAGTTTATAATACCATTTTTTATTTTCTTTTAAGTATTCAAGAACTTCAATAGTATTTGTATAAGAATTAAAACTTCGTTGTGCTGATATTGTTGGCATAAAAAACCTCCACACTTAGTATGGAGGTTAAAATGCCATTTGTCAAGTTTTTTATAATTTAAACGCTACAATTTGTCCATTGATTCTACTATCAGGGATCATTGGAACAGTTAATTTTACCGTAGTCTTGCTAATAAATTGAATTCCAATTTTATTTCTAAGATCCATTCCGCTAATTGGATCGACTATCCTAACATCTACATCTGACATTAAATTGTGATAGAAATCTAAAGTGAATACCGAGTTGGGCGGGTCTGGTCGCCATGTAGCTATTGTGAAATCAAAAGGATTAGATCGCGAGGGTGTTACGGGCATAGCTGGGTTAATTGGAGTGTCTGTGTTCGGCGCTGTCCCACCAATCTGATAACCAGAATTATCATACTGAGGACCAGAATATAATCCAGCATAATCCCAATACATAAATTCAGCTGTTCTTACAACGCCAAAAGTAATAGCATAATTATAAGCAATTTTGAATTCTCGTTTTTTATTTTCTACTATTTGCGCCCATAGACCAGCAGTACTAAAGTAAGCTGGTCCTTTACTCCAGGGGTTGACGGTAATTCCACTATCGTTATATGCTAAATCATTACGATAATTAAGAATACCGGCAGATTGTAAAAGAAACATTGAACTAGCTAAAACTAACCAATCCATAGCTGGAAAATTATCAATTCTTGCTGGAGAAATTAGTGGTGGCGTAGAATTCCAATCTGACATAGCTAAATTAATAGCTAATTTAATATCATCATCTGTATTTTCTTGAACTCTTCTAAGTTCATTTAATTTAGGCGTATCTCTAAGAAATTTTCTAATAGAACTAATTAAAGTATCAACTGTCAGGTTACTCATATCTAATCTCCTACTTCAATTTTAGCATAAAGTAATATAAAAAAAAAGCGCACCTTTCGATGCGCTTTCTCATTTATGAACACTTTAAGTTATTAATTCTTTTTTGTAGGAGCTACAGAAGATCTTTCTGTCGCAGGAGCAGAGGCTTCTTCAACAGGAGCTTCAGCAGGAGCTTCAATAGAAGTTTCTACTTTAGGTTGTTCAATAATTTCAACAGGAGTTTGAGTAGGAGTTTCAACAGGAACTTCTACTTTAGGCTGTTCAATAATATTAGCAGGAACACCATCTGTTATAACTGGAGCACATTTCTCAAAATCAAGAGTTGGCGCAGGAACAACTTCACCTTCAGGTGGATTCAAAGATTTATAACTTTCATGAAAGAGTTCCATAGAACTTTTATATACATAAGCTTCAGCTTCAGCTTTTGTAGAAAATAGTTTTACAATTCCTTTAGCTTCCATTTCAGAGTAAAGGTGGTCGGATTCTGTGAATCCGACCTTACCTTCACTCAAAGTAAAATCCTGAGTAACAATGCTACCGAATAAAACTTTGACAAACGACATCTTTTTCTCCTATTAAGTTAACGAAGAAATACCAGTGATCACTGAAACTGAAGAAACGTTACCGATTTCAGTTCCCTGATCAGCCCAAGCCCACCATTCTAACATATTGCCTTCGCGCTTCATTTCCTGTTGCACATCACCCAGGATAAAGTTAGAACCTAAGAAACCGGGTTCAGCAATGCAGAAGATATAATCATCATTCCAAACACTACCAGCAGTAGTAGAGTTGATTGAAGTAATAACTTCATAACCTAAGAATGACTTCTCATTAGCCACGCCACCGAAAGCAATACGGCTAACAGGTTCATAACCAATCTTATCGGGTTCTAACTTAGCAAGATTTAGCCAAGTTGATTCAGTCATAATTAAACGTGCCGCTCTGCGTCTGCGACCTAAGACTGCACGAACACCAGCTAATACTGCATCCTTGAAGATGCCTTTTACGGTGCCAGCACCAGCGGCAACAACGTTTGTGCCAGCCTGAGCAGCAGCAGCAGCATAAAGACGAGTAGCAAACATGCCATCAAGCTGTTCCTGCATATCAAGAACGAAGTTATTATTAACTACGTCCATAACAGGATAACGCATAGTCATTAGTTCTTCACGGGTTTTCTTAAAGTGTTCAGTTTCAATCTTGGTGAAGTAAACTTCATACTTACGACCTTCAAAGAACTGAGCAGAACCCTTGCCACGGAAGCCAATAGTAAATGCCTTGGAATTAGGTTCAATTTCAACGCGCTTTAAAGGCCAATCATTAGCAGTATTACGTTCGATTTGAGCCTCAGTTAGAACAACAGGAGGTAAAGCCCTATTGAGTACTGAGGTTTCACGAATACGATCACGCAGGAAATCTTCAGTTAATCCAGCAACTTTTTCCATAGAACCGGAATTGTTGCCACTGAAAACGTCCCATAGCTGAGACATTTGTAAAGACATAGTATAATCTCCTTAGAATTTGAGTGGCATCAATTATAGAGTACGGAAACGGACAACTTTACCAACAACGCTACCTAATGCTGAATCAACGCCAGCAGCAGTAGTGCTGATGCAAACGCCTACGAAATTACCAGCAGAGATATCACCAGCATTAGCCTTAGCTAATTTGCCAGCAACAGCAGCTAAGTAGTCATTAGCAGCGATAGCGCCATTAGTTGAATCATCAATTTGATCAGTTTCGGCTTCAAAAGAACCGAATACGACAGTATGCTTACCAGATGACTGAGTGCTGATATCTTCAAATACCCATTCAGCAAGTCTATAGTCAGCTTCATTAGCCTTAGTTAATTTGCCACCGA